TTAATATCGAGGAAGATGAAACTTTCAAAGATATTGAAAAAGCACGCAGCAACATAGAAAATATCATAAGCCAAGGCGACGAGGGTCTCAAGGAAATGATGACTTTAGCAAAACAATCTGAAAGCCCTAGGGCTTTCGAGGTAGCAGCAAATTTGATGAAGACTATGCTCGAAGCAAATAAGGACTTTGTCGAGATGTCGCTGAAAAAGAAATATCACAGAGAAGAACTCGAAGCACCAAAACAAGACGAAGCTTCGCAAACAAATGTCACTAACAATAATCTAATTCTTAGCACGAGCGAATTGCTAAAGCTGATAAAAGAAGGAAGCACATCATGATTTCATGGACCGAAGATATGATCGAGGAATTTATAAACCCCGCTATTGCGGCCAATAGCAGAGGTACACTTTTTGCTCTTAGTTCGACAAGAACGACAGAATCAATAAAAGAAATAGTAAGGAACTAGAAATGTCAGAAGGCTATCTCGGCAACCAACACCTAAAACGATCTGGTTCTGAAATAGAATGGACAGAAGAACTCATTAAAGAGTACATAAAGTGTGCCAATGATCCTGTGTATTTTGCTAAAACTTACATTAAAATTGTTCATGTTGATAGGGGATTAATTCCGTTTGATATGTACGATTATCAAGAAGAAATAGTTCAAAAGATTACTGATAATCGTAGGGTAGCCGTACTAACGGCGAGACAATCGGGAAAAACTACGACAGCTGTTGCAGTTATACTCCACTATGTTCTGTTTAACGAATTTAAAACTGCTGCAATTCTAGCAAACAAGGGCGATTCGGCACGAGAGGTTCTTGGTAGAATACAACTTGCTTACGAAGCACTGCCTAAATGGCTACAGCAAGGTATCGAGGTATGGAATAAAGGTTCTGTTGAACTTGAAAATGGTTGTAAGATTTATGCGGGAACTACATCATCAAGTGCTATTCGTGGTAAATCTATCTCATTCTTGTATTTGGACGAGGTCGCATTCATCGACGGTTATGATGAGTTCTTTGCTTCTGTTTATCCTACAATTTCTTCTGGTGAGACAACCAAGCTTCTAATGACTTCTACGCCGAACGGTCTCAACCATTTCTGGAAAACTTGCAAAGGTGCTGAGGAAGGCACGAACGGATACGAGTTTGTCAAAGTTATGTGGAACGACGTGCCTGGAAGGGGCGAAGCATGGAAGCAAGAAACGCTAGAAGCGCTTGATCATGACGAAGAGAAATTCAGTCAAGAATATTGCTGCAGCTTCTTAGGCAGTTCAGGTACCCTCATATCGGGTGATAAACTAAAAGAACTGGCGCCGGATACTCCAATAACTCAACACGAGGGATTGTTACAATATGAAAAGCCTATAGAAGGTCATACATATGTGACGATTTGTGATGTTTCAAGAGGCAAAGGATTGGACTATTCTGCGTTTTCAGTAATCGATGTTACCAAAATGCCGTATAAACAAGTATGCACATATAGAGATAATTTTGTCGGTCCTGTTGATTATGCATCTACAATTTTCAGAGTATGTACCATGTACAACGAAGCATATGTGATGGTGGAAATAAACGACATCGGCGGCCAGGTAGCAGATGTTTTGTTCCTAGATTATGGTTACGAAAATGTAATCTTTACTGAAAATGCTGGCAGATCAGGAAAAAGAGTTTCGGGCGGCTTCGGTAAAAATGTGGACAGAGGCATTCGAACAACAACATCTGTTAAGCGAGTAGGTTGTGCTATTTTAAAGATGCTCATAGAACAAAAACAGCTGCTCATATCAGACTTTAATACAATACAAGAACTTTCTAGATTCTCTAAAAAGGGTAACTCTTATGAAGCAGAATCTGGGTCGCATGATGATATGGTCATGGGACTGGTTCTATTTTCGTGGCTATCTGATCAGACATATTTTAAAGATCTGACAGATATAAATACTATAATGGCGCTAAGGGAAAAAACAGATCAACAACTCGATGAAGAAATGCTACCATTTGGATTCATAAACGACGGCATAAGCGATGATTCTTCTCCGGGCTATGAGACCGTTGATTGGTTCTGATCATTGAATTATGGGATTATATAAATAGTTTTATAAGAAATAACATAAAAATCCACTAAAATGATAATGTGAGCCTAAATCACAATAAAGGAGATAAAACATGGTAGTAAATCTAACTAGCCCGGGAATTCAAACTCGTGATATTGATCTTTCCACGGTAGTGCCTTCAGTATCTACACTTGAAGGCGCACTGTCTGGAGTATTTCGCTGGGGTCCAGTAAACGAACCGATATTAGTTTCGTCGGAAGTTGATCTCGTGCGCAGATTTGGCGCGCCCGTAGTCAACTACAACCAAGAAACATTTTTCACAGCAGCAGACTTCCTAGCATATTCCAATGCTCTGTTTGTCGTTCGTGTTTCTGATGCAAATACCGCGTCAGGTGACAGCGTTACAGATGTTGGTGTAATTGATGCGAAATATCCTGGCGCTATTGGTAACTCACTTCGTGTGGAGATATACAACAGCGTCAATGCGGGAACAGCTGCCTTTGCTGGTGCAGCCCAAACAACCCCAGAAGATGCAACCCATTTTAACGTGATAGTCGTTGACAGTGACGGTGGAGTTACGGGAATTGCCGGTTCTATTCTTGAAACATTCGAAAATCTTTCTTCTACTGTAGGCGAAAAGACTGACGATGGTTCTAATAACTACATGCCTACTGTTATCAACGACAGATCAGCATTTATCAATTTCGACACGGTAGCTCTCACTTCATTCGCAGATTTTGTGGATTTCGATATAACCCTGGCAGGTGGCAGTGACGGATCAACCGAATCGACAATTGCCCTTGGGTTGCTTCAAGCAGGTTATGATAATTTTGATACAGTAGAAAACATCGACATATCACTTGTAATGCAAGGTAAAGCTCGAGGCACTACAACTGACGATGAACTTGCTTCATATATAATTCAAAATGTCGTTGAAGCGAGAAGAGATTGCATCGCACTTATATCGCCAGGTCGTGCTGCTGTTGTCAATAATGCTGGCTCTGAAGTTGCAGATATTACTACATTCCGTAATGCAATAACAAACAGTTCCTATGCGGTAATGGATTCGGGATATAAGTATCGCTATGACAAGTACAACGACAGTTATGTTTATACTCCGCTAAATGGAGACATTGCCGGTCTTTGCGTTCGTACAGATGCACAACGAGATCCTTGGTTCTCACCTGCTGGCTACAACCGCGGTCTTATCAAGAATGTTATTAAACTTGCATGGAACCCAAGTAAAACTGCGCGTGATCAACTCTATAAAATTGAGGTAAATCCCGTCATGACTCAGGTCGGCGAAGGAACTCTTCTGTTCGGGGACAAGACAATGCTTGGCCGCGCATCCGCATTCAGCAGAATCAATGTTCGCCGTCTGTTTATCATCCTGCAGAAATCTGTTTCATTAGCTGCTCGTTCGACTCTATTCGAATTTAACGACACATTTACTAGAACACAATTCAAAAATACTGTTGAACCTTTCTTGCGTGATATTCAAGGTCGAAGAGGCATTACTGATTTTAGAGTTGTATGTGATGAAACAAATAACCCACCCTCAACTGTGGATGCTAATGAATTTGTAGGCGATATTTACGTTAAGCCTGCTCGTTCAATTAACTTCGTTCAATTGAACTTTGTCGCTGTTAGAACTGGGGTTGAATTCTCAGAGATAGTTGGACAATTCTAATATATTTTTATCCGGAGGGTTGATTCATTTAACCCTCCGGTATGATTAGTAATATTGGCCTTTTATTATAAATAAAACAACTAAACAGATAAGTGATAAAACACACAAAAGGAGTTAACACATGACATTCGATGTATCACGAATGAGATCTCAATTAGTAGGAGGCGGCGCTCGTCCTACACTTTTCGAGGTTCAAATTACGAACCCGATTAATTCTATTGCTGATTTCAAAATACCATTTATGATAAAAACTGCAAGCTTGCCTGCATCTACACTAACACCAATTGAAGTACCTTACTTCGGCCGCAAGTTGAAAATTGCCGGTGACCGACAGTTTGCAGATTGGGAAGTGACTGTGATAAATGATGAAGACTTTGCTGTTCGTAATTCAATGGAAGAATGGATGAATTCGATCAACAGCCACGTCGGAAACCTTAGAAATTCTGCAAGTCTTTCCCCAGAATCGTATAAATCACAAGCACAGGTTCGCCAGTTTTCGAAAACTGGCGCTATGATCCGCGAATATAGCTTTTACGGATTGTTTCCGCAGAATGTCGCTGAAATTGCACTCGATTGGGGCACTGAAAGCACTATCGAAGAATTCGGTGTGACTTTGAGCTATGATTGGTGGGAAGTAACAAACGGAATCACTGGAATATCTACTACTTAATCACAACCTAAAGGATTTTATAATATGGCCTCACTCTTCGGATTTGAGATTAAAAGAACTAAACAAGAGGACGAAGTCGAATCGTTTGCGCCAAAGCTAAACGACGATGGTGCTGTGAACGTAGAAGCCACCGCAACTGGTGGTTCTTACGGACATTTTCTAGATATTGAAGGAAATGCCAAAACAGAAGGCGAACTTGTTACAAGATATCGTTCAATGTCGCTACAACCTGAAATACAGCAAGCAGTCGATGAAGTCGTGAATGAGGCAATAAGCGTTGATACTAATGAAAGAGTTGTTTCCTTAGTTCTCGATGATGTCGAAATGCCCGAAAAAATCAAAACCCAGATGATTGAAGAATTCGACCAAATCTTAAGACTTTTTGATTTTTCGAACCAGGGATATGATATATTTCAAAGATTTTATGTCGACGGAAGAATAAATTATCACGTGATCATAGACAAGGATAACCCCAAAAAAGGTATTCTCGAAATGCGCTATTTAGATCCCAGAAAAATAAGGTTTATTCGGGAAACAGATTCGAGCAAAACTCACGATAAAACTGGCGTGGCTATAAAGAAAATCAAGAAAGAATATTACATGTATTCTGAATCCGGTTTTGGTACTTCGAACTCCATAGGAACTGCTAACCAAGGCGTGAATGGTTTTAGAATTGCTAAAGATTCAATCGCTCGTGTTACTTCCGGCATAATGAATGAAAACCAATCCATGGTTCTTTCGCATTTGCATCGTGCCATTAAACCGTTGAACCAACTTAGAACAATTGAAGATGCTAACGTGATTTATACTCTTACACGAGCACCAGAACGTAGAATTTTCTATGTTGATGTTGGTAACTTGCCTAAAGCCAAGGCGGAACAATATCTTGCTGATATGATGGCTCGACATAAGAATAAATTATCTTACAATTCATCTACTGGCGAGATGTCCGACCAACGCAATTTCATGACTATGACTGAGGATTTCTGGTTTCCTAGAAGAGAAGGTAATAGAAGCACTGAGGTTGATACTCTTGCTGGAGGTGCATCTCTAAGTGATAATGATCAATTACCGTATTTCCAAAAGAAACTATTTAAATCTCTAGTGGTTCCCGTGTCAAGATTAGATCCAGAAAGCCAATTTTCTTTCGGTCGTGTTTCAGAAATGTCGCGCGAAGAGATTAAATTCGGTAAGTTCATCCGTAGACTTCGCTCGAGGTTTTCAATTCTTTTCGATGTTGTACTCGAAAAACAACTTATTCTCAGAGGAGTTTTAACACCTGACGAGTGGGATGAGATTAAAGATTATATTCGCTTTGATTTTATGAAGGATAACTATTTCGAAGAGTTAAAGCAGATGGAAATACTTCGAGAAAGAATGAATACTCTCCGTGAAGTCGAAGAACATGTCGGTAAATATTTTTCACGTGAATATGTACAAAGAAATGTTCTTTTCATGACCGATGAAGAAATTAAGGAAATGGCAGATCAGATCGAGAAAGAGAGAAAAGAAGAAGGCGACGATGACGATGAGTTTGGAGGATTTGGGGACTCGTATGATGATAAACCATCCAACAAACCAGATGAAAAACCAGAACAAGATAAGCCAGACGATAGCAACGCGTCTGACGATAAATCAGTAGATGAATTAAATGAAACTTTTCACGGATATCTTAATGTAAGAAAAGAATACCCCGAAGGATTGTAAACCGGTTTTACGGTTGGCATAAACATCGCATTATCGCAATTATATAAATATAAAAAACATTAGAGGGAACTAAAATGAAAACTTTCAAGAAATTAATTTCAGAAGTTGCTCAGCCAAAATCTGCTGATGAACAAAGATTCAAAGATAAGCACGAAATCGAGGTATTTGATCATCCGGTTGCTTTCGACCACCAGTTCACAGGCCGTATTGAAAAGCAACCTCGCATTGCTGATTACACGGACGGCGAAGATGAGATGGTTTATGAAACTTCGTTCAGTGATAATTTGCCTGGCCGAAGAGTATCCGCTGCTGATATTAATAAGAAAAACAAAATTACTGTTGCTACGAATGCAACTAGCGGTAAAAAAGAACAAAGGGTTGATGTCGAAGCATCAAGCAAAAATGACGCAATGAACAAAGCACTTGGTATGTTTAAAAAGAAAGGCTTAAAACCTAAGGTCGATTTTGACGGATTGAGAATAGTAGAAGAATCAAAGCAGATGGATAGAATGAAAATTGTCAGCAAATCTTTTGACAGTAGACCGCCTGCTGAGCGCGAAAATGATCGCCTAGTCGGTTCTAAAAAGGCAAGTCAGCAATCATATGTTGAAAGAATAGACGGTAAGTTTTATGTGGTAGATTTAAAAGAAGCAACAGAAGCAGATTTAGATCCCAACAAAAAAATTGTCGTTCAAGGTGTGAAGGGTATGAAAAGTACTTCCTTCACGAAGAAGTTTAGAAATATGAAAGCTTTCGATAAATGGGCTGATTCAGATGCTGCAGGCGATTTCGAAATACAATATGTAATGAATGAAGAATCTCTAGAAGAAGCTGCTAAGGTCACATACAAATGGTACTCGGTCAAAGACTGGAAAGATGGTGACAAGCGCTATGATGGAATAGATGATCTTCACGGAGAAATGGAAGATAAGAAATTTGGCATAATCAAATGGGGCGCGGATTCGCCTCGCTCTGCGCACAAAGATTACCATCTTGCAGTTCCGGTAGCGAACGTAAAAGCTATCCGTTATATGGATTCAAGAGCAAAACCGGTCGACATAAACGAATCTCTAGAAGAAGCTGCTAAGGTCACATACAAATGGTATTCAGTCAAAGATTGGAAAGACGGTGACAGACGTTATGATGGAATAGATGATCTTCACGGAGAAATGGAAGATAAGAAATTCGGCATAATCAAATGGGGTGCTGATTCACCCCGTGCTGCTCATAAAGATTATCATCTTGCAATCCCAGTAGCAAATGTAAAAGCTATCCGTTATATGGATTCTAATGCTAAGACTATGGACATGAAAGAAAGTGCAATCAAACGAGCAATCGGAAGACTTACTGAAGGATTTAAATTGGAAGTTGGTGCTAAAGTAAGCATGGCTAAAAACGGAAAGTCTATATACGGAAAGGTTTCCGGCGCCGAAAAGGTAATGGGCGAAGATGGTGTTGAGGTAACTTGGAGCGACGGAACAAAAGGTCGATTTAAAACTTCAAAATTTGCATCAGTTTCTATGGATAAGAATGCTGATTATAAGCTCGGCGAAAGCACTGGCGCCTTTGTAATTAAAGCCGCAGTAGCCAAGCAGAATAAGAAGAAAAAGTTTGAAATGGGAGACAAAGAATATCCTGTGACTATTAAAGATAAGAATGCGAAGAAAATCATGGATGAAGCAGTAGCTAAAATCGCTTGCCTGAAATGTGACGAGGTATCCACTGCGGCCGCATGGAAAAAGAATGGTGGTTTTTGTCCTAAATGCAAAACATCTTCACAGGGAGTTGCAGAATCATTTGATATGAATGAAGCTTTCAAAGCCGGCACCATGGAAATGAATAACGGCGACAAAGTTAAAGTAAGCAAACAAGACGCAAAGTTGTTGAATCAAATGATTGATGATTTGAACCCTAGGAATAAGAAAGAAATGATGAAAGTAGCTATGCTTGATAAAAACGGTTTCGAAGAAATAGTAGGCTTTGCAAGAGAAGCACTTTAAAATAAATAGGAACAGTTACCATAAAGGATAATAAATATGGCTTTCACGAAAATGGAATTGACTTCAAGCAACTGGACTCTTATTGGCAATAATGTAACCGATATTACTTTTCAGAATGCAGGCCAATATGGGTTTTACATAAATTTCAATGATTCCAATACCGACCCGACAGAAAATGTTGGAATCGTTTACGGTCCTTTCCAGGGCGAATTGAAAACTTTTGTATCTGCTATGACATATAAAATATCTCCTAACTATGTTTTTGCTAGATCTATTACTGCTAGTGGTTCTGTTATAGTAGAAACTGCATAATGAAATGGTTCGTGCTAGGTTTCAATGTTAAATGCATTGAAACCTCTTTAGTATTTTTATCTTTCCGGTCAAGGCCTGGGACACAACTTCGCATAAAGGAATGTTGATATGATTGAAGGAATTTTAAGAATTGACACACCTTTTTTATCTTGGCACAGGACTCGCCTTGTTAGTTATGGTGCTATTTCCATGTACCCATCCGGTGGTCTAATATCTTTAGCCAAGTCCAACTTTGACGACCTTACAGGAACGACTGTAACGACTGGCGTGACGCTTTCAAACAGCGGTGCTGTTTTCGATGGCGCGGCGCCAAGCCGCGTGACATTCGGAGGACTTACCATTCCTGCGGGCAACTGGTGGGCGCACGCTATAATCACTGATTTTATCCCCGGCGGTAATAGAATGCGCGGTCTGTCTCCGACGTATAGTCCGTTGCCAAGTCGCGGGCGTGGCAAACACCAAGTATATCAACTTCCCGCACTATCGGGAAGTACGAGTCTTGATTTCCTAGCCTCTACCGGATTTAATAGTACAGTCGAACACGTTCAATTATACGATCAAACAGACGCGCTAGCGGCACCTTGGGACATCTGGATTGCTGCGGGGCAGTCGAATATGGCTGCTACGACCGCCGGACTTCCTGTTGATAATATAGAAGACGCTTGGACGGATCAGCGTCTTCTATATTTCCCAGGTGGCTCTAGCACAGCGTTAGATACAGCCGTGGATTCCATAGATGCTGCCCGAGGACCTCTAGCAGCAGCGTCTATTGTTAATGGAGGTGGTTCTCTTTCCAACGATCCTTTTACGAACGGCATCTCTCCAATCCTAAGATTCGGTCAACGGATTGTTCAGTCAACTCCCGCTGATCGCAGTGTTGTGCTTATTCAGACTGCAATCAGCGGAACTGCTTTAGAAGGTGCTGGTGCAGCTTGGAATCCAGATGGTAGTACTGGTGATGGTGCCTTAGCCTATAATGCTATGGTAGCAAGAGTAGCCGCTGCATTGTCGCAGGCACCTGTTGGCTCAACCATAAAAGGTGTTGTTTGGGCGCAAGGAGAAGGCGACTCTTCCGCTGATATGTCCAGCTATCCGGCCGCATTTGCAAACATGAGAACGGCTGCGGAGACTGCTTTTGGTCAAGGCCAATTGCCTTGGGTAATTTTATTAGGTCCGCCGGATGCAACTCGAGTAAATCAAGATGAGTTCCGTCGTGTGCAGACCGCAATGGCTACAGGTAGCGGCGGGCCGGAGGAACAGTCCAATTGTTATGTTGTAGATAGACCAGCTGGTTACATGGAAGATAGCACGCACGTCACGGCAGCAGGCAATCGCATTGCGGGCGAACGTCTGGCTTCTTGGTATATAAACACGAAATAAAGTATCTTATAAATATAATAATAGAGTTACTAGGAGAATTAAATGGCGTTATTCATAACAGAAGTTTTTAATGAGGACTGCGAAGTTCTTATCGAATCGAATGAAAATGGTAAAAAATCTCACTTCATTGAGGGAATTTTTATGCAAGCGGACATGAAAAACCGTAATGGCAGAATATATCCTTCTGCCATTCTGGAAAAAGAAATGAAACGCTACAACGAGCAATTCGTTAATACTAAAAGAGCCTTGGGAGAACTTGGCCATCCCGATGGACCACAGATTAACGGGGACCGTGTTTCACATTTAATTACTGATATGAAGAAAGACGGTTCGAATTTTATAGGTAAAGCTAAAATACTTGGCACTCCTATGGGTGAAATCGTTAAAACTTTCATCGATGAAGGTGTTAAAATAGGCGTTTCGACCCGCGGATTGGGTTCCGTCAAGCAGGGTAAAGAAGGAATCATGGAAGTTCAAAGTGACTTCCACCTCGCTACTGTTGATGTTGTAACAGATCCAAGCGGACCAAATTGCTTTGTTAAAGGCATTATGGAAAACACTGAATATTATTTCAACATCGCTACGGCTACTTGGCAGCCCGGTCAGGCAGAAATAATCGAAGCGGTGCAAGAAGAACAGGCGCTCTCTCCAGTAATAAATAACACTGTCGATAAAGAACTATTTGAAGCTGCAATGTTAAAACTTCAATTGCTCGAAGATGAAATAAATTTAATTAAGAAGCAGTACAGAACACCTGTTAAAGCAAAGATAGATGAAGAAAAAGCATATAAAATGCTTCAAAAATATATATCTACTCTTAAAAATTGAATTATTATAAATATAAATGAAATACACACCAAAAAGGAGATTTTAAACATGACAGATAATCTACAAGAAAAGAAGTCAGCAGACGGATATTCAACATCTGCCGACGCTGTAACACCAGAGGGTGGCGCTGCTACTCAAAGTTCTACAGGCGCAGACCTTAAAAAGAAGGTTGATCCTAATGCAGAAACAGTAACTGATGGTGTTACCAAAAAGACTAATAAGCCTGAAGAAGTTTTCGAAGGCGAAGACAAAGACATGAAAAAGAAAATGTCTGATGCAGAAGATAATGCCGAAGAAGATGAAGAAGAAATGGAAGAGTCATATGACATCAATTCCCTCTTCGAAGGCATGGACCTTTCTGAAGACTTCAAGTCAAAAGCATCCATGGTTTTCGAAGCAGCTGTGAATGAAGCGGCTTCCGCGAAATCTTCTGCTCTTGCTGAAGAGATTGAAGACAATCTCAAGGAAGAATTTGAAACAACTCTTTCCGAATCGCTTGATGATATTGTTGAAAATCTTGACGGTTATCTTGATTATATCGTTAAAGAGTGGATGGAAGAAAATGAACTTGCTATCGAATCTGGCATTAAAGTTGAAATGGCAGAATCATTTATGGACGGTCTAAAAGGACTTTTCGAAGAGCACAATGTTGAAATTGACGAAGAAACAATTGATGTTGTTGCTGAACTCGAAGAAGAATTGAAAGAAGCTCGTAAATCAGCAAACAAGGTTATCAATGAGCGCCTTGCATTAGAAGAAGAAGTTCAGGAACTTCGTGCATCTAATGTATTTGATACTATGGTCGAAGGTCTATCTTCTGCTCAAGTGGAACGCTTCCGCATACTTTCCGAGAAGTTGAATAAATCAGACCTTGACGAATACCAGGAAGATTTGAATACTCTGAAAGAATCATTCTTCAAGAAAAAGAACGAAGCTGTAATTAGTGAAGATCTTGATCGTGAAGGCGAAGAATTGATGGTTGAAGAAACTGCGCCAGCGAAACTTTCGCAGTACGACAGTGTTAATGCTTATGCAAATGCTCTTAAAACATTTGACTAATGGTGAAAAACCAGGATTTATAAATAACTCTATAATAATAAAAAACTCAATAAGGAGATACAAAAATGAGCCAACAAAATCGTATGCTAACTGAGAAATGGTCGCCAATCCTTGACCACGAAAAGTTTGACCCTATCGCGGATAAGTATCGCCGTAGTGTTACAGCAACAATCCTAGAAAACACTGAAAAGGCACTTGCAGAAGATCGCAACGGCGTTACAATGACTTCCTTGCTTAACGAAGCATCGCCTACAAACGACGCAGGCACGGGCGGTTTCGGTGCTGGCTCAGCTGCTGCTGGACCAACTGCAGGTTACGACCCTGTTCTTATCAACCTTGTTCGTCGCTCTATGCCGAACCTGATTGCTTATGACATTTGCGGCGTTCAGCCAATGACTGGACCAACTGGTCTTATCTTTGCAATGCGCTCCAAGTACACAAACCAAGCTGGTGGCGAAGCGTTCTTCAACGAAGCAGACACAGACTTCTCTGGTGCAGGCACTCACGCTAACACAATACCCGGTGCTGCTATGACTAATGGTACTGGTATGACTACTGGTGCTGCTGAAGATCTCGGCTCTGCTGGTGGTGCGGCATTCTCTGAAATGGCTTTCTCAATTGAAAAAGTCGCAGTTGAAGCAAAAACCCGCGCGCTGAAAGCTGAATACACAACTGAACTTGCACAAGATCTTCGTGCTGTTCACGGTCTTGACGCTGAAACTGAGCTTGCAAATATTCTTTCAAGCGAAATTCTTGTCGAAATCAACCGTGAAGTTGTTCGCACACTTTACAATGCTGCGGTTGTCGGTGCTGCCGGAACTGCGGTTCCAGGTACTTTCGACCTTGACGTTGACGCGAACGGTCGCTGGAGTGTTGAAAAGTTCAAGGGTCTTATGTTCCAAATCGAGCAAGAAGCTAACGCAATTGCTAAGGGAACTCGTCGCGGCAAGGGTAACATGGTTATCTGTTCTTCTGATGTTGCTTCGGCTCTTCAGATGGCAGGCGTCCTTGATTATACCCCTGCTCTTAACAGCAACAACCTTCAGGTTGACGACACAGGCAACACTTTTGCCGGTGTTCTTAACGGTCGCTATCGCGTATACATCGACCCATATGCAGGCGGTAACTACCTTGTTGTTGGTTATAAAGGTTCTTCTGCATTCGACGCAGGCCTATTTTATTGCCCATATGTACCTCTTCAAATGGTACGTGCGGTTGGTGAAAACAGCTTCCAGCCTAAAATCGGCTTTAAGACTCGCTACGGCATGGTTGAATCACCTTATGCTCGCGGCATTGACCAAGGTCTTGGTGCTCTTAGTGCCAGCCAGAACCAGTACTACAGAAAAATTAATGTAACTAACTTGTTCTAAATAAAAAAGAATCTGGAACCAACCAGATCAAACTAAGAAGGCGGGCCCTAAAGCCCGCCTTTTTTATGTCACCAATCTATCACGTTATTCTTTATAGGTTCCAGAATTCATTCATTACATCATTTTGCAGGTAAGGTTGAAACCCGAGCAATTTAAGGAATTCGCAGCAGGCTGCTTCTGCATCGTCGAATGAATTATAATCATGGTTTTCACTGAACCAATACGAGAAAGTTTGAGCTAATGCGGTGAAATCCATTTTTTTATCTTTCATTTGTTTATTTGATAATAATAATGTATCATATTCTTATGTCGGTGTCAACCGTTATTTGATTTATAAATGTTCTCATTCGATTTTATGTCACCAATCGATATCAATGGTGTATGTTCCTGCTTC